CTGATAACGCACAGGCGGCGGCAGACGATGCACAATCCGCTGCGGACAAAGCGCAAGAAGATGTTGACGCTTTGGCTGTTCGTGTGACTACTGCTGAAACCAAAATCACGCAGAATTCAGAACAGATTGCTTTAATGGCAACCAAAACTGAAGTTGCGGAAACGCTGGGCGGTTACTACACGAAGACGGAAACTGATGCCGCAATATCCGTCAAGGCAAATGAAATCAATCTTTCAGTTGACAGCAAGATTGAAGACATTGAAATTGGTGGATGCAATCTTTTGTTGAATAGCAGTTTTACGGAAAACACAGATAAATGGTCAAATGTAGGTGCTGAAATTACAGAGCTTGACGGAGTTTCTTGCGCTCATATTACAGGTGCTTTAGATACAGTGCAGCATGTATGGCAGGATGTGCTTTCAAAAATAAAAGATGATGAAATAGGACAGCCTTATACATTTAGCTGTGATATGTACTGCAAGGACTATGTTGCAGGAACTACAAACCCATTTGTAGCTATGTATTTTTCAGGAAGTTATGACAATAACGGCACATCAGAATGGCTTGGAGCAACAACAATAAGTTCTTCGTCAAGCATTGCTGCTATTAACAATCAAGGGTGGTATAGGATTAAATGGGTGTTGGCGTTTTGGAAAAAGCCAACAACAATGGCTGCCTATATCTATGCAAGAGATTTTACAGGTGATCTATATTTCAAAAACCTTAAACTTGAAAAAGGCAACAAGGCAACCGATTGGACACCTGCGCCGGAAGATGTGGAACAGTCTATTGACGATACCGCAAGTGATATTCACAGCACCATTGTTGAACAGAATGCGGCTATTACAACTACTTGTGAAGGAATGATTTTTGAAGCGCTCAAATCGTACACAGAAACGGGCGATTTTGAAACATTCAAAGAAAGCGTAAGCGCACAGCTGCAACTGCTTTCAGATCAGATGACATTGCAGTTTACAGAAACAAATCAAAGGCTTGAAACTGTGAATGGTGAACTGCAAGAACAGCTTAACACCATCACAAAATATTTCACCTTTGATATTGACGGCATGACAATTGGTCAGGTTGATAATCCGTACAAAGTCATTATTGACAATGACAGGTACAGCATGACCGTTGATGATGCTGAAGTTATGTGGATTTCAAACGGCAAGGTTTTCACACCTGAAATTGAAATCACACGTTCTTTCAAGCTGTTTGATTATCTGATAGAACAGGATGCAGCCGGAAATGTAAATTGCGGATATATTGGGGGTGAAGGATAATGGCAACGAGTTCTGCATTTAGTACCAGCAACCAATATGTCAAATATACAATATCTGTTGCACAGAATAGCCAAAGCGTAACTGGCAACACTTCCAATGTCACTGTAAGTGTCAGATTTTATCGGACAAACACAGGCTATACCACATATGGTACTGGTACTGTGTATTGTAAGATCAACGGCACAACATATAGTGCCAGCGTATCACCTTCGCAAAAAATCACCAATAGCGGTATTGTACTGTTTACCAAAACACTGAACATTCCGCATGCTGACAATGGTGAAAAAACGCTGGTTTGTTCTGCATGGATTTCCATGAATACCCCGCTTACTTCCAGTGAGCAGAGTTATTCGCAGGTATTGACCACAATACCCCGGAGATCACTTCTTACTGTTGCAAACGGCACATTGGGTGAGGAACAAACGCTTTCTGTTGAAGTGAAATCCGCTGATTTCACGCACACGCTGACATACACATGCGGCACGGCAAGTGGTACAATCTGCACTAAATCAAAAGCCACAAGCCTTTCATGGATTCCCCCGCTTGAATTAGCTGCACAGAACACGGATGGCACAAATGCGCCTGTAGTATTCACGCTGACAACGTATGACGGTGATACGGAGATTGGCACACATTCCCCGGCAATCACTTATTATTTCATCCCAACAAGCGTGAAACCGTCTGTGTCTTTGTCTGTGACGGATGCAAACGGCCATCAGCCAACATACGGCGCATACATTCAAAGCAAATCAGCTTTCAACATTGTTGTAACGGCTGCTGGCAGCTATGGTTCAACCATCCGCGCTTATAGCACAACGGCAGATGGGAAATCATACACAGCCGCATCTTTTACCACAACGGCAATTGCTGGTTCTGGAACTATGACGATCAGCGCAACGGTGACAGACACACGCGGAAGAACGGCCAGTGCATCAACAACAGTTTCTGTGCTGGAATATGCGCCGCCACAAATCAGCAACTTTGCTGTAAGGCGCTGCGGATCAGACGGCACAAGCAATTCTGCCGGGGCTTACCTTGCAGTTGATTTTGATTCTGTTATCACTGCGCTGGACAATAAAAACACAGCCGCTTATGTGGTTGAATACAAAAAGGTTGCTGATTCTGCGTACACATCCCAAACCCTGACGGAATATGCGGGAAACTATGCTGTTTCAGGTGGTTCTTATGTATTCGCAGCAGATACAGCTTCAAGCTATGATGTTGTTTTACGGGTGTCTGATGCCTTTACAAGCATTCCGAAGACTGATACTGGCGGTTCTATTAAGAAGCTGTTTTCATGGCTTCATAAAGGGCTTGGCTGGGCATTCGGTAAGGTAGCCGAAAAGGAAAATACCCTTGAAGTTGCCTTTGATACATATTTTGAAGGCAAACTTGAAGCGGCTTCAGAGGCCTACTTTGGTAGCAAGGTGTATGACAGATTTGACACTGAAATAAGCAATGGCGTTGCTGCGTATACAGGTGCTGGGGACACTGGCATTGATCCAGACACCACGATAGAACGGCTGGTTCTGACAAACAGGAACACGCCAACAAGCGCCTTTTACTTTATCGCAACGTATTTCTATAATACGAAGACCGATGCAGCAAACAAAGCGCAGGTTGCTATTCCGTACAACGGCTACAGTACAGATTCATTTCACAGATACAAGCGTGATGGCGTATGGAGTGAATGGATGTCTGACGCACTGAAGGCGTACCCCGTCAACAGTATCTATATATCATATTCGCACACGTCACCCGCTGAACTTTTCGGCGGTACATGGTCGCGGGTTATTGATACAAGTACGGGTGCTGGTGTCTTCCTGTATGGCTGTACTTCGGCGGGTGTAATCGGTGAAACTGGCGGTGAAGCTGCGCACACGCTGACAGCGGATGAAATGCCAGCGCATGACCATGAAATATATATAACCGGAAGCACTGGAACAACAGGCGGTGTAAATTATCTGTATGCGTCAGGCATGGCCGTAAGACAGCCTACATCAGGCCGCAATATACACATGACAAGGGGCGCTGGTAACAGTGCGGCGCATAACAATATACCGCCGTTCATAAAAGTTTCCATCTGGCGCAGAATTGCATAAAGGGGTGACAAAATGAGAATCTTTGATGTAAACGATATTGAAATTGAATCCCCTGACATGGAAAAAGGCTATCTTGTAGAAGATAGCCTTTTCATTGCGCATCATGAAGCGATTGAAGCTGTTGATGAACAGGGGCATTGGGAAACCGTTGCTGAATATCCAAACGGCGGCAAAGATGTTGAATGGATTATTGACGTTGCTGGTGTTGAAGCAAAGGAAGCGTGGGATGAATACGAAGATATTCTGCGTTACATTGAATACACGCCTGAAGAACTTGCAGAAATGAAAAGCAATCCCACAACGGATGAACTAATTAACATTCTTTTGGGGGGTGGCTGAGTAATGGACAAGCGGCAAGCAATGTCACAGATTAGGCGGGCGCTTCAAATGTTTGGCGCAACGCTTTCTGATGAACAGGCAATGGAAGTGGCAACCATCTTTGATACATGGGTGGTTGGCAAGGCATACAAAACAGGCGATTTCCTGACCTACGGTGAAAACAGTGTTGGTGATCCGCAGCTTTACAAAGTTGTGCTTGACCACACTTCACAAGCCGATTGGACACCTGACATCACGCCTTCTTTGTATGATGCCATTGGCCTTGATGATGGCGGTTATCCTGTATGGTCGCAACCTACTGGCGCACATGATGCTTATAATACCGGGGATATAGTCAATTATAACGGCGTGTTATATCGTTCTTTGGTGGATGGTAACATATACGCACCTGATGTGTACCCCGCAGGATGGGAGGTTGTATATGAGTGACGTGGTTATAGTTGCAATTCTTTCCCTTACTGGTACGCTTGTAGGTTCTTTTGCGGGTATCATAACGGCCAACAAACTGACCAATTACAGGATTCAAGAACTGGAAAAGCGGGTTGAAAAGCACAATCAGGTGATTGATCGTGTATACAAGCTTGAAACGGCTGAAGCGGTACACGATGAAGAAATCAAGGTTGCGAATCACAGGATTGATGACCTTGAAAGTTTCCACAAAAACGAAAGGAGTTTTTGACATGAGTGAAAAAACTAAAAACTGGCTGAAGGCAGCGGGCATCCGCGCACTGAAGACCGTGGCGCAAACGGCTGTGGCAACAATCGGCACTTCTGCCCTGATAACGTCTGTCAATTGGGTAGTTGTGGCATCTGCATCTTTGATGGCGGGTGTGCTTTCTCTGCTTACCAGTATTGCCGGATTGCCGGAATTAAAAACCACTGAGGGCGAATAATCGCCCTCTTTTTATTTCTCTGAAAGGATGATGGATCATGGCAATTAACATTGGGCATTCTTCAATTGATGAAAACGGAAGGGCAACAGGCGGCGCGGCTGGCGATCAGACCGGGAAAGAACTTTGTGTGCGCAGTTGGTACAATGGCGGCTGGAATGTGCTGCTGCGTCCCAAATCTGCTGCGCTTGCTGAGAAATCCGCAAAGGCTTGTGAAGCTGGCTGCGCAAATGCCAATATTGGCTACGATCAGGGACAGCGGAACACGCTGAACACACAGGCAAAGAAAGTCAGATATGACTTGTCTAAAATCACCACAAAATGCGAATGTGACTGTTCTTCTTTCATGCATGTTTGCGCCATTGCGGGTGATGC